CACTTTCTCAGTGCGTACACCCACAGAGTTTACATTCACCACTGATGAGGATCAGGAAACTAATGCCGTCTATGTGGACAGACGGTTCACGGCCAGGGAAGCTGTAAACAGGTTCGGTATTGAGAGATTGCCGAAACAGATCCAAGATGCCTACAATAGCGGTAGTGCGGATCGATCTATGCAGAAGTATCCATTCATGAACGTGTCACGCACGGTGGATAATGACATGGACTCTCTGAACATCACCAGAGGGTGGCCTGTTGAATCGGTTTGGGTTGACAAGACCAGTCAAAGTATCGTCGATGTGGGTGGCAATAGAAATCTCAGGCAGATTGTGTCACGTTTCCGCAGGTCGCCTGGCATGGACTGGGGTTATGGTCCTGGGCAGAAGTGTTACCCATGGATTCGCATGGTCAATAAAATGCTTGAGATCTTTGTCAAGTATGCTGACAAACAGATGGACCCACCACTGATCGCTCCTGATGACGGTTCCTTTGGTCCCTTGATCACTGTGCCTGGTGGTGTGATCTATGCCAGAGCTGGCGCAGGTGATCGCTTTAAGCCTGAATACCTTCAGCTCAAGGGCAAGCATGAACTGAGCCTTGAGCTGCTCAAGTATTACGTGGAGGGCATTGGCCGGTCCATGTTCAACGATCTGTTCACAGGCCTCAATGACGGCAAAGAACGCACGGCCACAGAGTTCATTAATCAGTATCAAGCTCAGCTCAGTTTGTTGGCTCCCTCCTTTGGTCGCATCATGCAGGAATACTTCAGGCCAATGAGCAAGGTCAGCCTGGGACTGTTGGAAGATTGGCAGAGTAACACCATCGGTGGCATGTACGCCGGTGAGCCAATGCCTGACTTCCCGTATGACATTGAGATGGTCAGCCCCATTGGCCTGGCCATGAAGTGGAATGAAGTCAAGAGTCTGACAAACTTCTATCAGATCATGTCTCCCTTTGCAGAGATCAATCCTGAGATCTGGGATCAGTACAATCTCAATGAGATGTCAATCATGATCGGTGATGCCATGGCCATTCCTAACAAGGTCAAGCGCAGTATCACTGAGGTTCGTGCTATTCAGGAGAAACGTGCCCAACTGATCGAGCAGAGAGATGCCTTGGAAGCGGGTCAGCAGCAGGCTGATATCGAGCAGAAAATGTCAAAGGCTCAAGAGTCACAAAGGAAAGGACAGCTCCAACTGGCATGAACCAAGAACAAGAAAAACAATTGAACAGTGATCTCAATACAGAAGCAGGCCAGCGGATCTTATCAGCCATTAAGCAAGAGGTCAAGTTTGGCATGACGGTCATTGATGCAGATAGTCCGTATATGACTTACTACCGAAACGGCCAGCAAAACGTGGCAAACTTCCTGCATGAAATCATGCTGAAGGATGCCAGGTCTTATGAGAAGCAAGAGCAAGAAATGGCAGCAGTCAAGGCACTGCAAGATGCCGAAAAACAGCAAGATGATTTTTATGACGGAGACTAATTGTGAAACCCAAAGGTATGAAATCTGAAGCAAACGCAGGTAGCAGCAAGGCTCAAACCACTGCACCTGTCCAGACCGGTTCACCTATCGAGAATAAGATTGTACCTGAAACTGCACCTGCCCAGGCTGAGCCTGTGCCATCCCAAGAAGGTGAGCAACCCATTGAGGCACTCGATGTGGACACTGCTGGTAAAGAAGATCTGATCAGGTTTATCGGTGCCCAGGGCATGTGTATTACTGCCTTTGAGAAAAAGGTGGAAGCACTCAAGGCCTCTCTGTCTGAATTTGCAGAGATCCCCATTGAAGCTGGTGCCCATGACAATACCACAGAGTATTCACTTGCGCGGTCATCACGCACGAAGATCATCACCACTGGTATGGTTCGCAAGGCGCGTATGCTCTGCGGTTTCATGACTGACTGAGCGGTAGTGGATCGCCACTGTATGTCGTGACTGGATTAAACACTTTCGGGAAAACCCACAAGTAGACCAGATCCACTTGTGGGTTTTCCCTTAACTAGAATGTAGAACGGAGACAATAAATGAACTGGAAATTGAGACAACTATTGGCGATCTCACCAAGTGCAAGATTCTTTGCCGGTGAAGGTGATGCAGGTGATGGTGGTGCTGGTGGTGGTGGTGCTGGTGACGGCGGCGCTGGTGAGATCAACTGGCATGAGATGGTGGGTCAAGATGGTGGTGTCAGTGATGCTTTCTTTGCCAATGAAGGTATTCCGGAGCACATCCGAAACAATCCCACGATCAAGGCCACTAAAAATGTGCTATCAGGCTTTGACCAACTGGTCAATACTCAGAAGCTGGTGGGCATGGACAAGCTGCCAATGCCTGGGCCGAACGCACCAAAGGAGGTTTGGGATCAGGTGTGGGGCCGGTTGGGCCGTCCTGGTGATGTCAGCGGGTATACACCCATGACTGTTGAAGGTGCTTCAGATACTGAAAAGGCTTTTGGTGAAAAGCTGATGGCCTCTGCCCATGCTGCCAACATCACAAAGGATCAATGGGACGTGTTCAGCCAGGGTTTCTCCACAGCAGGCAAAGAGATGCTGGCCACAGAGCAGCAGACCAGCGCCGAACAGCAGGTGGTATTTGACCAGGCCACGCGTAAGGAATGGCAAGGCCCTGCGTATGAACAGAACATGAAGAGTGCAGAGGCCGTGCTCAACTCAATGTGCAGTCATGAAGAGAACAAAGCACTGCGTGAGATGGGCCTCCTGAATCATCCAGCGGGCCGGTTCATGCTGAAGCGACTCTTTGACAAGATCGGTGAAGCAGAGCCAGGTGGTGGTAGTGGTGGAGATCCTCCAACAGGCGCAAGTGTGACTGAGGCTCAGACAGAATTGACTGCCTTGCAGAGTGATATGCAGGGGGCTTTGCACATCGGTCATCACCCCGGTCACAAAGCAGCCATTCAACGCGCGGAGGTGCTTCGGTCGATAATAAGAAGTAAGTAGCGGGTAGCCCCTTCATACAGGGGTCCGTGGATTAGATTACAGATGTCAGGTAGTCCCATTTATGGGATCTGTGCTAAGTCCAAAAGCAGGACCGTATCAGGCCAACGTGAGGCCAATGATCGGGTCCAACATTGTTGGGTAGCCCTTAGTTATTAATTGTCGCATTGACGATTGAAAATGAAAGGGTACTCAAATGAGTGACTCGACCAATGTTAATTTTGCAGCGGAATATTCTGCAATCTTTTCGCTTCTGTACCAACAGAAGACTTCAAAACTTTTCCGGACAGTGACCCAGGGTCATCAGTCTGGAATTGATTCGTATGAGGATTTTGTGGGGATCTTTGAGGGCCAAGAGAAATCTGGTCAGCACGTAGATACTCCTCTTGACAATCCTGCACACACGCGCCGTAAGCTGTCATTGCTCACCTGGCATGATGGTGTCCTTCTCGATAGAGAAGATCGCATCAACATGATGAAAGATCCAACGGATCAATACACGGTGGGCTTGACGGCTGGTGCGGGTCGCTGGAATGACAAGAAAATCCTTCGTGCCCTGGGCGGTACTGCCTATGCGGGTGTTAAGGGTGCCACTGCCATCAACAACTATGCAGCGGGTGAATGTCGCCTGATCACTGGTGATGGTGCGCTGGTGACTGCTGGTTCAAACCACAGTGATACCACTGCCACAAACCTCACGCTTGCCAAACTCAAACTGGCCAAGCTCACCATGGATGAAGCTGAAGTGCCTGAAGAGGATCGTTTCTTTGTCACTAACTTCATCAACTGGGGCGCTCTGCTTTTGGATACCACGCTTGACGGTATCGAGCGTCAGAGAATTGTTGATGTCAGTGAGGGCAGACCGGCTGGCAAGATCATGGGCTTTGAGCCTGTGGGCCTGGCCACTGGTCGTTTCCAAGTGGATGCCACTGAGACTGATTGCATCAACAGCTACGCGTACCACAGATCTGCGATCCGTGAAAACGTGGCTCAAGGTGCTGCGCCTCAAGCTGGTGACGCACTGCCAGCGGATGCCGCGTCTGATGAAAACGGTATGTTCATCCGTGTGGCTGAACGTGCTGACAAGTCTCACGCCAAGCAGATCTATGTGGCCACCACAAACAGTTTCTCCCGTATGCAGGGGCCTGGCGTTGTGGAGATCAACCTCAAGACTCTCTAAGCAATTAGGGGTCTTGTTTGTTTGTCTCATGAACTAGTTTTAACAGCCTCCTTTGAAAGGAAAAACCTATGGTCGCTGAAAATATTGAAAGTCCGGTGTGGTCCACCATGGACGCGCCTGAAGGGCGTGACATGCTGCTTGCACCGTGGTTCAACGGAAAACTCCGTGCCCAGATGGGGTACTGGGATGATGATCTTGATGATGCCAGTACGATCAAGATTGCCAAACTGCCCAAGGGTGCCATGATCGTGGCTTTCCTGATCACTCATGAAGCTGCGGGCGCTGCCACTGTGGCATTGATCGGTGATGCCGATGATGCTGACCGGTATGTGGTGTCTGGTGGCGTGACCAGTCTGAATGCAGCGGGCAAACAGCTCATCCTGCCCAGACAGGGTGACTACACCATCTCGGCTGCTGGTGTGATTACGCCTGGCACGGTTGGTGTGGGTTATCGCATGCCTGCGATCACTGATATTGTCATGACTTTGGACACTGCTGATATGGATGGCAGTGATCACCGCATGGATATCATGACGATCTTTGCCGTGGAATAAGCACGGTTTCAACCATCCAAAACCATAATTGTCTCCGTGCCCATCATGGCCCAGTCCATGGTGGGTGCGGGGCATAATTAGGTAGGGCCTCTTATGAACATCTCTCAAACCGATATGTGTAACATGGCCATTCAGATGGTGGGTGGTACTCCGATTCACAGCCTTGACGATCTGGCAAACAGATCTACTGAAGCCCTGGCATGTCGCACAAACATGCCTCTGATCAAACGTGCTGTGTTTCGATCTCATCCGTGGAATTGCATTTCCAAACAGGCTGACCTTGGCGCGTCTCAGGGCACGCCGTCCTGGGGATATCAGTTTATCTATACCAAACCCACTGACTATGTCCGACTGATCCGGTTCAGTGATCACAGGGCCAAGTGGCGTGTGTACGGAAAACAGATCTTTGCGACCTGTGCAGATCCGTACATTGAATACGTGTGGGCCTGCGAGGATACCACGCAGTATGACGAGCTGCTGATTATGACAATCGTGGCTGCACTGGCTGTGGTGATCGCCATTCCTATCTCCGGTCAATTGGAAAAGGTTCAGCTTGCCCTTGAGCAGTTCAAGAATATCTGGGAGCCAATCGCCCGGACTGCTGATGCTCAGGAAAACTCACAGGATATCATCCAGACAACCACGCTGTCTGATATGTTGCATTTCTCATAAGGGAGAGTCATCATGCCCAGTCAGCTTGACTTAATCAGTTTCCAAAATGGCCAGATCTCTGACCTGATGGCAGACTCTGCCACGATTGGCACTTTGCCAAATGCCTGCCGTGAAATGTCCAATATCGTACCGACTCCCCAGGGGCCTGCGGTATCACGGCCACCTGGTGAATACGTCAATAACACCAAAGCTGATGGCGTCACGCGAGAGATCAAGTTTGTGTACTCTCAGACCGTGGCCTATAAGCTGGAGTTTGGTGCCCTGACCCTGCGGTTTGCCACAGAGGCTGGCCAGGTGATGGATGGTGCAGTGCCTTATGAGATTGCCACAGTCTTCACTGTGTCTGAGATCTGGGCCATACAGGTAAAGGTGTGGGGGCCTTATGCGTATATCTGCCATCCGGATCACTTCCCACAGCGCCTGACTCGTAATGATGATGCCACATGGGCCATTGCTGACTCACCTGCCTTGTGGGGTCCGTTTCTCGATGACAATGACGATTCAACTGTGACCATGACAGGCTCTGCCGTGACAGGTGTGGGCATTACCCTGACGGCATCCTCGGCAAAGTTCAATGCTGATCATGTCGGTTGTTTTTGGAAGGTGGGCCACAGGAAGCCTGAAGCATCTATCACGTCTGCTTTTACTGCCGATGGTAACAGTCCCAATCTAAACGTGCCCAAGGGCGTGCGGTGGCGTTATAACACCAGTGGCACATGGACAGGCACCCTGATCCTTGAGAAATCCTATGATGGCAGCACATGGGAAGCTGTAGAAACCAAGAGTATTGCCGGTGACACTCCACTGACCGGTCTTGGTACTGAGGTTTATGGCGATGCCCTTTATCGTTTCCGCATGACTGGCATGACAAGCGGGTCATGTACTTACACGTTTTCGACTCTGACGTATGTGCATTGGGGATACGTCGAAATCACTGCATACGCTTCAACCACTTCAGTGACTGCCACAGTGATCGAGGATCTCGGCGATACCACTGCCAGCTCTATCTGGGCTGAGGGGGCCTGGTCGGATCACAGGGGCTATCCCAGGGCAGTGGGTGTGGTAGAGGGTCGCCTTGCCTTCATGGCCAATGAGTACCTTCTGACAACCATGTGGCTGTCCAGGTCCAATGACTTTGAGGATATGCAGATTGATACTGATGATCCTTCAGCGGCGCTGACTTTCACTTTCAATGCCGTCAAGAATGATCCTTTCCTGTGGATCATCGGTGAGGCCAATTATTACGTGGGCACGGCCAGTAAGATTCTCAGGATTGCACCAGTCAATCCATCTGCCCCGATCAGTACGGACAATCCCCTGGCCATTGATAAGACGATTGCATATAAATGCTCTGCCGTCTATCCCCTGGAGGTTGACAGTACCGTCATTGTTCTGGACAAACACGGCAAGAATCCTGCCTATCTGTCCTACTTCTACGAAAAAGATATCCTTCTGCCCATCGATCTGACTTGGCGCTCGCCTGGCATCTGCGGTGGTGGGATCATTGCATGGGATTACCAGGCCACGCCGGTGCCTGTGATCTGGGCTGTGCGGGCTGATGGTGTTCTGTTGAGCTGCACGTTTAAGCAGATCGGTGATGACACTGTCTCCGGATGGGCTGAGCATGCCTGGACTGATGCCTCGGTCAAAGATATCCTGGTTACGCCTGGCACAAATCAAGACCGTGTCACTGTGACGGTTGAGCGCACGGTGGATGGCTCCACTGTTCGACATAAAGAGCAGCTTGCAGAGCAGGACATTCACACGATCACGCGTGAAGACTTCCACATGCTGGATGGTCACATCTCGTTTGAAGGGGAGTCTGACACTGTTGAAAGCCTGGTTGTGGGTGGTGATGACAAGGTGACCATTGGGGCCACTGCACACCCTTTCACTGATGGTGATCAGATCAAGTTTGCCGGGATCGGTGGGGCCACCTGGCTCAATACAAACATCTGTACTGTGGCTGATGCCACTGCCGATGCCTTTGTACTCAAGACGGCCACAGCATCAAAATACATTGATGGCAATTATATAGGTGGCGTCTACACCACAGGTGGCACGATCTTGCAGGTGGACAATACGTATATCAACCTTGACCACTGGGAAGGTGACACTGTGACGGCTGTGGCTGATGGTGTGGTGATCGAGGATCTTGTGGTGGATACCGGTGGCGTGGTTCTGCCAGACTACTATCACACCGTGCATATCGGCAAAGCCTATCAAGCAAGCCTTCAGCCTTTGCGCCTGGTGATTCCTTTCCAGGTCGGATCATCGAGAGGCCGTAAGCATAAGATTGGGGCAGTGTATGTGAGCTATTACCGCACCTGGGAATTCTCCGTGGCTGTTCGTGCTGAAGATGGCACATTGAAATATTTGGATGTTGGGTTCACAGAATACGGTGACATTGGCGCAACTACTCCAGATCTCAAGACCGGTGACAAGTCTGTGGGCATTGATGCAGGCTGGTCACATGACCCTGTGGTGTATGTCAAGCAAACCAAACCCTTGGGCATTGTGGTCAGGGCGATTGGTCTTGAGTTTGAAGTGGGTGGCATTTCTAGGAAGGGCAAATAATGAGTAAGGGCACATGGTTACAGGCTCTCGGCAAAGGTGCCCAGATGGCTGGCACATATTTGGAAGGTATGGCCATCGTTAATTCGATGATGGATGAGGCTGACCTGATTAATATGTCGGCTGCCGATTATGATCTCCAGGCCCAGCACGCAAAGAAAGCGACCAGTCACAATGACCGATTGATCCGCCTGGCTGGCCTTGAGGCAGAGGGTCGCATCGTCAATCAGGCTGGCAAAGCAGGCCTGGCAGTCAGTGGGACGATGCTTGACCGTGTCAAGGCCACTGCTCAGAAAGTAGAGCTGGAAGCGATCAAGCAAAAAGAAGAGGGCATCCACGCCTACAATCGCTATACGCGTGCGGGCCACATGGCGCGTCAAAAGGCATCTGATCTTCAGGCACAAGCCTCCAAGACCAAGACGGCCACAATCTGGAAAACTGTTGCGAGTATATTCTAATGGCAAAAGACTTCAATAATTCAATGATGAGTGTACAGGGCTCAGGCCCAGGGCCTGGCTTTGGTGTCCCAACTGCCACGCGCCGGTATGGTGAAATGGGTATCGGCCAGGCCATGCAAGACATTGGCCGTGGCTTTCGCAAACTCGGTGAAGCACAGAGCAATGAGGGCAAGGTTGTACAGGATCGTGCAGAAGGTGTCAGGCGTATCAGTGAACGCTCGGTACTGATGAACGATGCAAACAAGGCCTGGTCTAAATTCTCAAACGATCTCAATACGAATCAAGATCCAAGTTCCTATTCCAATTTGTTCAAGGAATTTGAATCTACTCTGAATGAGGCCACTAAGGATATTGAAGATCCTGAAGTGAAAGCCGAACATGAGATGTGGCTCTCTGGGAAAACACAGAGCTGGCGTGCCGATATGAACAAGCGATCATGGGATAAGACAGAGGCCAACATTGTTGACACGCTTAACCTGGCTGCTGCTGAGGCCATTGAACAGCGAGAGGATAGTCTGTTCATTGGTCCCATTGATGAGCTGGTCAAGCAGGGCCGTATCTCCCAGGAAAAAAGAGACCTTGTTGTCGCCCAAACTCAAAAGCAGATCCAGAAACATCAAGAACGCGATTACGTGTGGAATAAAGCTGGCACTGAAGGGTATGAGGCGGCACTTGAATATCTGACTGATCCAAAGAGTCTCAAGGACAATGCTCTGACTCCGGAGGAAATGGGTGTCTTGCAGAGAGAGGTTGAAAACAAGTATGACACTGCCCAGGCCCTGGAAAAGCGGCGTGACGACGCTGCCATGGAAAAGGAACATGACAGCCTGACGGCCAGTGCCTATCAAGGCGAGATCGGCCAGGAAGAACTGGATGAGATGTGGGACAAGGTAGAAGGGGGCCTGGTGGATGAACGCGTGGCGGCATCCATTCAGACCCTTGTAAAGAAACCTCGTACTCGATCAGATCCAAAGGCCTTCTATCCCCTGGGCACGATTGAGAAGAAACTTACAAGCGGTAAGATGTCGCCAGAGCAGGCCATCATGGAGCTGGAGCAAAACGCACACCGACTGATTGACAAGGATTATGAAGCCTATCGATCAGCCTTTGAGTACATCCGGAAAAACGGTGTGGATGTCCTTGACCTGCCAGAGCATGAAGAGTTCATCAAGCCGATCATGGATGGTTTTGATTCGCGTCTATCCAAAGAGGATGCCTTCAGTAGCAAGTGGCACCAAACCAATGCAGATATCCAAGCGGCAAGGTTTCGCATGCGGTCCTGGCTGCTTGATCCTCTCAATGAAAATGCGACTGACGAACAGAAGAGGACACACTTTAACCGGATCAGCGGGGGAGCTGCCAAGGTCGGTGCATTGTCTAAGGCCTTTGAAAAACTGGGGTGGGTGTCTCAGGTCAGAGCTGACACTATGGAAACCTTCAGGGCACACATGAACGCAGTACCTCGATCAGAGGATGAATTCAATATGGTCATGGCCAAGATCAAGCAAGACAAAGGTGAAGGGCCTGCGATTGCATATCGTAATCAGCACATTAACCTGTTCGATGCTCAGGCTGTGCCACTGGATGCCCAGGGCAAACCCCTGGCTGCTGCACAAAAACCAGAAGAGGCTGAACAACTGTTTGATGTGGATGTGTGGGTGGATGGCAGGTACGTCCAAAAGAAGATCGTCAAGAATCCGAATCACAACTATGGCTATATCAGAAAGAAACGTGATCCGGATTACATGAGTTACGTTGACATTGAGGAATACGTCAAACGCATCACGCCTGCCAAGAACATCACCATCTATGAAAAGCTGGATGGCGACTGGAAACGCATCACGATCAAAAAGAATCCATTGCGGGTTTATGGGTATGACAAATCCATCTCAGGTGAATCTGTTCGCCAGATCGATCTGACCATGCATGCGGGCAAGCGGGCCAGGTGGGATGGTTACAAAGTCAATGCAACTAAAGGCAGAGAACTGAATCCGGACTAGTGCTCTTATGAATGAAATCACCGATCTAAGAACAAACCCACTGGATGACCTGTTCAGTGTGGAAACCAAAGCGACCATGGACGATCAGACCAGAGTGGATGCCTACTGGTCACAAGTCCTGGGCATGCCTCCTGAAGAGTCTGTCAAGTGGTCCGGTGTGATGACTGACACTTTCCTGGGTTCTGAGCTGAATCCAAAGACAGCAGCAGATCGAGCAGAGCAGCATTATCAAAATGGTAAGGCCATGATTGAACGTGGCATGCTGAGCTATAAAGCTATGCGTGGCCAGGCTACTGAACAGGACTATGCCAGGCGTGATTTCCTCAAGAGGTCAATCAATCCGGATCTCAATTACAGGAATGCAGGGTTTTGGCAAAAGGCCGTGGCTGATACGGCTGAGCAGATCCCTCTGTTACTCGATACACTGAAGGAAGGTGGCAAGGGTGCTGTGGTCGGTGGTGTGCTTGCTGGTGGTGCCACTGCTGCTGTGACTGCCCTGATCCCCACAGTGGGTGAAGAGGCCTTGATTGGTCCTGCCTTCATGACAGGGGCCAAGTGGGGTGGCGGTATAGCTGCTGGTCTGCGTGTGGCTCAGATCGAGAGTGGCAGTCTGTATGAGGAACTGGAAGAATTGGGCATAGATCCAAAGCTGGCCACGCAGATCTCCATGCCGGTGGGCCTTCTCAATGGCATCATCGAGGTGGGCCAGACAATGACTTTCCTGCGTACCATTCCAGGTGTTGCTGCCTTGGGCAAGGCTGGCCAGTCTGCCCTGCGCCGTGCTGCCAAAAAGACCATCACAAAGCTGGTCAGTGAAAAGACCATCACCAACCTGGCTAAGAATCGCCTGGCCCAGTTTGGTGGATACCTGGCTGCTGAGACTGCACAGGAGCTGGCGCAGGAAACCACTACCCTGGTCGGTGAAGAACTGGCCAAGCACTTGAATAATGAGCTGCACGGTACTGACTTGGATGCCACTACACTCAGGCAGATCAAGGACAGGTACGGAGAGATCACAGCCAAAAGTCTTCGATCATTCATGATGCTTGGTGCGCCGGGTCACATTGTCGGTGGGGCCATGGATCTTAATAAATCACGCAAGGCCAAGAAAGGTGGGACGGATGACGGTACGGGACAAGCAGGCCAGCAGGGCGATGGGCAAGGTATTCCTGAAGGAACGGATGGACAGAAACCGGACGCGGGCCAAAAGGTTCCACAGGAGGGACAGGGCCAAACCGATCCAGTCAGTGGTGGTGGATCAGTCGTGGATACCCAAGGCGGCATTACCGCAGACAAAGACGGATGGCTGACCCTTGACTATGATGATGAGGTCCAGGCCAAAGAGGATGCCGACTGGATCACGTTTGAGGCCAGCAATGCCGGTGAGGCTGTTGAGGTTGATCTCAAGGGCACCAAACTGCGTGTCAAGGGTGACAATGTGGTGGCCATGCTGGAGTCCCTCAATGAGGCCAGCCAGACTTCAGGGGATGCAGGTGGGGTTGTAGGTGGGGTAGTAAGTGAGAAATTGGTGGAAAAGGTGCCAGCCTTCCTGATGGAAGAGGCACCCACCATGAAGGTCAGAAACCAGATCCGCACTGCCATCCAGAGCCATGGCGTTTATCAAGAGGCCCTGGCCAGCCAGGACGGCATGTACAGCGCTGATAGCCTGGGTCCACTGTCTGAGGGTCGGTATTATATCGATTCCCAGTTTAAAGGTGAACTGGAGCTGTATGCAGGCAAGCCAGGCCAAGAGGGATCTGTGGCAGGCATCCGGGGCCTGTTCACGTTTGACAAGGATCAGGGCACTGCCTGGGACATGGCAGCACTGGAGCGCGGCATGGACAGTGGATCTGTGCAAGACTTCATCGAGTCCGTGATTGAGGACTATAAAGTCAGGCGTGGATCAGGTGGCATCAGTAAGGTGGCCCTGGAAGCCATGGTGGCCAGTGATGATCCACATGCGGCGTTGATAGCCATGCAGTGGGATATGGCTCACCAGGGTTTCACAATGGCTGAGATGGACAGTGCAGTCAAAGAGCTGGCTGATGAGTACCGTGCAGGCGGATTCACTGTAAATGAAGATGAACTATTGATTGGGGTTCAAGATGAGACAGAGCAGAGTGCAGCAGTACCTGAAGGCCTGGAGGCAGAACGCCGAACGGATCAGGGAAGAGTTCAGGGCGATGAAGGATCAGCAGCCCCAGGAGGATCAGCAGACCAGTCAAGCCAGACGGCAGAGGTAGAAGAGTTTGCCGACTTCTTTGATTTCCTTGAGGATGAGACTGGCCTTGATTTCACAGGCTCTGAGCAGTTTGTGGCAGAGATCGACCGTGCCCTGAAGGAAGGGGATACCACAGCAGGAACAGCAGCCCTGGCCAAACTGCTGGCCAGTACGCAGGGTCTTGATGCAAACACGTCCCTGAAGATCACACAGCACATCGAGTGGGCCAGTGATGAGATTGCCAAGAGAGAAGGCAAGCCCCTGGTGGATGAGCACGGCCAGAAGCAGGCATACCGCATCATGGGTTCGTCTACCCCTAAGCTTGTCTCTGGCGTCACACAGACAGCCCTGAAGCTGTTCAAGGGCCATGACGCAGATACGCTAGTGGAGGAATGGTATCACAGGGCCTGGGACCGTCTGTCAGCCAGGCAGCAGGGTGTGTACAGCAAGTACCACAAAAAGTCCAAAGACAGCCGGTCAATCAATGAGCACTTTGCCCAGGAAGGCCGTGACTTCTTTTTCAGTGAAAAGATGTACGCCAAGGCTGGCACCATCCAGGAGCTGTTTGCCGATGCCAGGGATACCCTGATTGCCCTGATCGAGCGGATCAGGCAGATGAAGGGTGCCAAGATCCCCAGCAAAATCAAGAAGATGTATAGAAATGTGGCAGGTAGCAAACGCCACTCACCTGCCGAAGGTCAGTCACTGGGCGAAGTTTCAGTATTAACCAAACCTAACAAAAGTATACCTGATAACTCCCCATATAACAAGGGGGAAACCAGTCATCAGCTCAGAAAAGTCAAAAAGCAGGTGCTGGTTAATACCGGGGTGGCTCAGGATCGGGTGTATGAAGTGTCTGTCGATGCCAAAGTGGCCAGGTCATTTGCCGGGAAAATGGCAGGACGCAGGTTCAAGTCCGTCACTGAAGCCAGGCAGGTTAATGCCAGTCCAGTC